TATAGGATGGGGCTTCGGCCCCACCTTATTTTTTAATTTTTATTTTATTATATTATGGCAAAAAAGAAAACAACAGCTACTAAAGTAGTTGAACAAGTAGTGGAGCAACCTGTTGAAACTGTTGTTGCACCACCAAAACCAAAAGTTGAAAAACAAGTAGTTAAACCTTCTTGGGAAATAAAAGATAGAGTTTATTATTTAACTGGTAATAAAAAACCTTTATCAAGAAGTATTAAAAGCTCTGGCATATATTGGTTTGATGAATCAAAAGGTTACGAAAGAGAGCTTAAGTATTGTGAAAATCAAAAGACTTGCTTTGTTGATGAGATGCAAGGTGATCAAAGATTAGCGCATATTGTTTTTAGAAATGGAGCTTTGTTTGTTTCTAAAGAAAAAACAGTATTACAAAAGTTGCTTTCGATGTATCACCCAAATAGAGATCAATTGTACTACGAGCATAAACCTCAAGAAATAGCTAAAAACCAGGTTGATATTCTTGAGTTAGAAATTGAAGCTTTAATGGTAGCTAAAGATTTAGATATTGAGATGGCTGAAGCCGTTATGAGAGTTGAGATCGGATCTGAGGTATCTAACATGAGTTCTAAGGAACTTAAACGAGATTTATTACTATACGCAAAGAATAACCCTGAACTGTTCTTAGAATTAGTTAATGATGATAATGTACAGCTAAGGAACTTTGGTATTAAAGCAACTGAACTAAACATTATAAAGTTATCTTCTGATCAACGCTACTTTATGTGGGGATCTAACGATAGAAAACTAATGACAGTTCCGTTTGATGAACACCCATACTCTGCACTTGCACAGTGGTTTAAAACTGATGAAGGTATGGAAGTATATACTAATATAGAGAAGCGGTTATCATAGCCGCATCTCTTTAATTAATATCATAAACCTTAATCCATAAACTTTAAACCTTAATTCGTAAACAATTATTAATTATTAAACAAAGAAAAATGGCAAAAGACAATTTTTTTTATTTTCATGAATCAGGCACTGCACCAGATTCACCTGGTGAAGCAGCAGTTTACAGGTCTTCTATGTTTTTAGGTGCTGATACCTCTGCGGCTGATACTGTTAGACTTCATTTTATGGCTAGAAATGGTGCCGCTCAAGATGACGCTGTTGCTTTAAAGATAGGTTCTGTTGGCACTATGAGAGAGTGTTTTAGAAGAATAGCACAAGCTATGTCAAGTTCTAAAGGTGGATTTTTCATTGACGATGAAGTACAAAACTTATACACGCTTTTAGATGGTGGCGACAAGAGTGACAATCCAGTAGTAATAACAACAACAAATCCGTAAGCTATGAAAGGAGAGAATTATTTATATTTCAACGATGTTGCAGGAGAACCAGATGGAGCTAACAAAGCTTTTTTAATACCTGCGTCTAGTATTTTAGGTATTAATATAGGAAATGCTACCGGTGAAGATGCACCTGGTCATATATATTTACGTTGTAAAGGTTTTACCGGTGCAACAAGTGGTAGCGCTGCTGTACTCATTGCGGTTAAAACAGGTAAACATAGAGAAGCTATGGATGATCTTGTTGCAGCTATAAACTCTAATCCGGGTGACGGATTCGTAGTAATAGCTGATGTTCAAAATAAAGAGTTTGTAAGCCCTCACATAGTGGGTTGTGCTGTAGACTCTGCTGTCTAACTTATAATATATAAAAAAATGAAAAGTAATTATTTAAGATTTATGGGCTTTAGAGAGCAAGTGTTTACTGTAACTGCTAACCAAGCTCACGGCTCAGGTGATGCTGCTGCCGATACTGTCACATTAACGCTAGCTGATTTTGGTGATATAGTTGATCCTACTAATAATGGTCAAGGTTTAATAGTAACAGTCAAAGCTGTTGGTAACGTTGCTGACGGTAGAGGTACTAAGTACACTATAGATGCTGAAACTGGTGCTACATTTGCTGGATTTTCTGGTAATACAGACACTCACGACGTTGCAGCTGGTGATGTAACTAGATTACAGTCTGCTGATTTTGGTCTTCATGCAAGTAATGGTACGCTTACTATTACTGGTGTTTCAGGAGCACATGGTTATGATTTAAAACAGAACGATGTGGTTACTGTTAGAGCTTATTATGGATCTGGGGACCTTGATACTAAAGTGGTACCGTTTTTATCTACGGCTTCTGGTAATGTCGCTTCAACTGGCTTTACTGAAAGTGATGGTGTTTCATATCCAGCTAGTAACTTTTTAGGCGCTGATCCATTAACTGCAACTTCAACTAGATTATCTTTCAGAGCTCAGACAGGTTCTGCTGCTGACGACGATATAGTTTTATTTCACGCTAGCGGTAAATACTTTGATGTTTGTAAAATGATGCATGCTGCTGTAAACGCAAATCATTTGCATGCACCTATAGTTATAACTGATGTTGCTAATGGTATAGTACCTTTTTCAGGTCAGTTTGATTTAGGTATAACTAAGTGTCAAATTAACCACGCTGCTTAATAGCAACTAAACTTAATATTAATAGCCATCCTTTTGGGTGGCTATTTTTTTATAGGGTAATAAAACTCGCTAATGTGTAATACTCTATTTATAGCAAAGTAAACAATTTAAACATAATATTATGGGAATTAATTCAACAGAGGTATCATATAGTTTTGGTCAGTTAGGCTCTATGTTTACTAACTCAACTTCTACTGCTATAAGTCCTCCTACCGGTAAAGTATTTGTAGCTATAACTTTTTTAGAAGATACTACTTTCGACGCTAGTAGTGGCTTAGTATCTGACGTGTCTAACGTTGACTGTGGTTTAGAGTACGCTGGTACAAACTCAGCAGCACATGATACAGGTAGCAGTTATGGCTCAGCTGGTGGTTCGCAAATTGATAATACTGTGAATTTTCAAGCTGGACTTACTTTATACGGTAGATATACTTCTATAAATCTAAGTTCAGGTGCAGTAATAGCTTATATAGGAGAGTAGTATGTTAGGTATTGGTAACGTAGTTACGGCAGGTAGCAAAGTTGCTAGTGTTGTAAGAAAAGACTTAGAAGCTTGGTACAAAGAAGGTGAATCACAAGCACCTTTAGGTGAAGAAAAAATAAACAACGGTTATTTTTCTTTAGGTCCTAACTTAATAAAAGATGGTCCTTATTGGTTTAGAGATAATGATGACTCAACGGGTGACTCTATATCTGCTGATGGCGTTGCACTAACGCCTAATACGGGTAGTCATACCATGCCTGACTCAGGGTTTAGGTTTTTGACCGACAGCAGTTCTACTCATATTGGTGTTAAGCAGGACAACGTAATGAACGCTGTTAGCGCTAATAATAATTTTTATCAAGTTTCTTACACTATAGTTTCTAATAACGGTACTGGTGGTTTAAAATTTAATAACAATGAAATAAATACTCCACCCGTAACAGTTGGGCCTCACGTTATTTATTCTGATTCAAAGTCTTTAACTAACGCTTTTTTAATTGAAAGAAGAGATGGTGGTCAAGTAACAGATATTACTATAAAAGATGTAGAAGTTAGAGAGGTTAATCCCGGAGGTAACGGTTGGCTTACCAATCAAGTAGATGTATGGAGGTTTAAAGACGGATACGCACAGTTTGATCATAGTGCAATGCCAGCGGGAAGTACAGCTTATTACATTACTCCTAATAGAGATGGTAATAATAATAATAATACTTTTCTTGTAGCAAATAGAAAATACAAAGTATCTTTTAGAATAAGTAACACTTTTGGTTTAGCTAACGATCAAAACGCTAGAATAGCTATTGTTAGAGGTAGTAGTGATACAGATGGTTATAAATGGTATACCGATGGTTACTATGAAGTTGAATTTGAACCTAGTGCTTCAGGTGATCTTAGAATTTATGCACACAACGATAGCGCAGGTGATTTTAGAATATCTGAAATATCTTGTAGAGAGATAACGCACTCTATAAAAGATTCTTCACCAAACTCACACGAAGCTAAATTATTTAGTGGTACTTGCTTAAAGTTTGATGGAAGTAATTCTCCTGGAAATCCTGGCGATGTACTTACATTAGGTTATACGACTCAGGTTACAGTTTGGACGGCAGCTTTTTGGTTGGGTGATTACACTATGGGTACGTCTAGCGGACATGATAACTATGATTGGATTATAGGTGCTGCTCAAACTCAAAAAAATATTGGTCTTAGAAGATCAGAGACAGGAGGTCCTTATCCATTTTTTAGACAAGCAGGTGTTTCAGATGAAGTAGATGGTGTAAATGTTGGTGCTTCGTATTTACCATTTACCGGGTATCAAACCAGTAGTTATTCTGGTTGGAAAAGATGGGTGTTTGCTTCAGATGGTACTCACATAAGACTTTATGTTGATGGAATTTATTATGGTAAAGTAACACCTTCATCTTCTGGTAACGGTACTTTGCTTGCCTACAGAAACTTCATGGCTGGAGCTTATCAAACTGGTAGTCACGGTTTAGGTGAGCTATATGCTGTTAACGGTTCTCTTAGTGATTTACAAATATACCACAAATGCTGGTCGGAGAGCGATGTTAAGTATGATTATAATAATCCTAACAAAGATGTTTTTGATCGCATAAATCAACCAAGAGTATTAACACCTAGCTTAATACCGTCTATCGAAAACAGCGATTTTGATGGTACGTTGGGTAATACTACTACTTGGGGAGCGCAACAATTAAACGCTGGCTGGAATAATGGAACAGGTGACGCACAGTTCTATTCAAAAAGCGGTGACAGTATAACGTTTGGCCCTATCACCGGTAGCACTAGGTTATACCCACCTCAACTAGTAGATGATGTGAACGGTCTTGTAGAAACTAAAAGCGCTGTTCAAGAAGTTATAGGTGGTTATTCTACTAGAAAATACGTTGTAAAATACACTATATTAAACAAAGTTGGTTTTCCAAATCTTAAAATATATACAGGTAACACAAATGGATATGTTGCTATACCTACTGATATAGGTTCTCACGAGTTTGAGTTTACGTATTTAGCAACAGATCTAGGTGATGGATCAGATCCTAATAGATCTAACCTTCCATTAGTGATAACTACTATCGGATCTCGCGTAACTATTAGCAATTTTAGTATACATAGAGTTTTAGTTGAAACACCGACAATACAGCCTTATGATTGTGAAGTTTTATTAAGATTAAATGAAGGCTTTGGTAGTAAGCTTTATAATGCTGCACCTATATTAGGGGAAGAATTAGTTTCCAATGGTGATTTTACAAATAGTGACATATCAGACTGGACTGCGTATGTTAACGCACAACTAACTCATTCATCTAATAACAAACTACTTGTTTCACCAACGACAGCATCGTCTTCTAGAGCGACTCAAGGTTTTACAACTACACCTGGTTCTCTTTATTATATTCGCGCCGATTTTGATAATCCACTAGGAAGTACCGTGCTTTTAGGGCTTTCTGTAAACGCCAACGGCGGTAGTGCTACTTTTCAAACTAGCACTGACTTAAGTGGTACAATTAGTTTTTATTACGTTGCTACAGCAGCAACGACTTATATTTCTCTTAGTAGATTAACAAATGATACTAAACCTATCTATTGGGATAATGTTTCTTTAAAAGAAATAACTAGACAGAGAGCCGCCGCTTATATAGATGGTAACGATGACACTGTTGAATGGGTTGGCCAACAACCTCATATACCGCAGTTTACTACTTCAAATTATTCTAAAAGACTTGTGCATGAAGGTACCGTTATGCATCATGGTACTTTGCCAGCACCTCTGTATAATAAAGCTCCTAATAACTTTACTGTATCACTTTGGTATTTACCAGGTTTAACGCCTGACGACACTCAAAGAGGTGCTATTTTTGGGCTTTTAAAAGATCTTCATGCTAACTTACCTGGAGCTCAAACATTTCAATCTTTTAGTATAGAGCATTGGGAAGACACTAGCGACGCTAACACTGGTGACGAGTTTTACGTGTGGAGTGGTGATGGTCAAAGATCTGGAGCACAATTTGACGACGCTCAGCAAAACGTTAATTTTGACCACGTTCAAATGGACAATGACTATGATAGTAGCGCTGCTCAGTTAATAAATATAGTAGTCACTGTTGGGCCTAACGGTTTTTATAAAATATACAACGACGGGAAACTAAAAGCTTCAGGTACTCCTAACTGGAAATCAGGTGGTGGATCTTACAGTACTGTTAAGAACTTTGTTATTGGTAGTAGAAGAGATTATACGATGTCACAGGAAGCGTTTGGTTTTATAGATGAAATATCTCTGTTTAACAAAGTTTTAACTGATGACGAAGTTAGAGAGATATACAACACTGGTAATGCTTTAGATATTAGGGATCATAGTTGTTACACCGCAGAGGTATTACAAAAAGGTGACTGGGTTAGTCAGGGCGTTATAGGTGATGCTACAACGCCTTGGTTTAAAAATAATCAAGCTTCTGCTCAGTTTAGTTGTGTAATAGGTGACTTCAAAGGTAGAACTAACGTAATGAAGTACGAATGTACAGACGCAAATTCGTTAAATAAAAAGCTAATTCAAGAAATAGATATTATTGAAGGTGCGAAATACATATGCGAAGTGGATGTATGGGTAGAGTCTGGTAATTTTAGATGTGACTCACCTAATAGTGAAATAGATGGTAATTTTGTTGAAGCTAATAGTGCTACTGGCGGGTGGGTTACTTTAACATCTAATGTGTTAACTGCTTTAACCACAAGTAGTACTGCGCAGTTTTGGATAAGACCTGCAACCTCTACTGTAGCTTCTGAGTTTTATGTTGACAAAGTATCATTTAAAAGATATGATGTAGTAAGTTATTGGAGAAACGAAGGCGCTAAAAATTGGACAGACCTATCCCCTTACGGAGCTAATGCTACATACAGAATTGCTGATTATAGCGATGTTGTTACAAACGGTAATTTTAATAATGGCACGAATAATTGGGTTGGTGGTAGCGGTGCAGCTCTTTCTCAACCTGTTGATAGTAATGGTAATACTATAGCGCAGCTTGCGGTAACAGTTCCAGCCGGTGATCCTCAAGACGAATATGGAAATGCTTATCAACAAGTAACCAATCTAGTTGTAGGTGCTGAGTATGAATTTAGTTTTTACCTTGTATCTAAAACAAATAGAGCTCAAATTAAAATAGATACGTCTGCTACTGGTACTAGTAGTACATTAATAGATTTTGACACTAACGATGGTAATTTGAACGTAGGTGAAACAACTGTTGGTAGGTTTATAGCGGGTGCCGTAAATCCTTATATACAGTTGAGAACTTTTGGAACTACTACAGCTAACACTGCTCATAGTATTGTAGTTGATACTATCTCATTAAAAAGAGTACCAAGCGTAATAAAACTTCAAGAAGTACCTTTATTTAACAGAGACTCTCTAGGTTTACCTATGAATAGAATTAAAGGTACAGGTTTAAATTTTGAAGATGGTTATGCAGAAATAAAACCTAGACCTGTTACATCTGGCAACAAGTTAAGTATAGAGGCTTGGATATATTTAAGAGATGAAGGTTTTAGCAATCAAGCTATATATGCTTCTGGCTCTACTGAAATTCTTTTTTACAGATCAATAAATAATTTTATTAGGCTTTATATAAACGGAGGTAATCCAAGTCAATACGCTGGACCTACTTGCACTGTATCACCTAATGAGTGGATTCACGCTGTCGCTATATACGATGATGGTAAGTTTTCTATGTACATCAACGGATCAACTAGCAGTCCTGGTTATTTTGAACAAGACCCTACAGCTGGTGCTCACCCTGGTGGTAACATAAACTCTAGTAATACAATAGCAACTATTGGTAAGTACTCTAGTGCCGCTTATTTTGGTGGGGTTATAGATGATGTTAAAGTTTATAACGCGGTTTTAACACCGTCTCAAGTAAAAAATAATTACAACGCAACAAAATCTAAACATAAAAATTCTTCAGTACCTAGTTGGTCTGATGATTTTGATTCAAACTTTGGTTAAAATTAAATAATTAAAAAAATGGCAAGAGGAGATTACAAAGATGTAGCAAGAAAAACTAGATATAAAGGTTTAGTTAGAACTAATACAGATTCTAAAGTAACTGTTGAATCAGACGAAAAAAGAGAAAGAGCGGAGTTGTTAGATATGATAGAAGATCTTTTTCAAGACGGTAATAGAAACATAACAGCAGATAAGCTTAGAGCTTTCTTACACATTATGGTTAAGTCTGTTCAAAACAGTGCTGACGACACTGTAGTAGATGCTACCACTATTGCAAATGGTAGAGCTTTACCTACAAGTAGACCTTCTACTCGAGGATTATTTTACGTAGATAGTGGAGTTGTTAAAGTATCGTAATGGAAATATTTAAAGATAATAACGATTGGAACGAAAAAGCTGTAGTTGGTTTTATAGCTTTTGCAGTCATGTGTTTAATAATGATAGCTGACTTAGTCACTGGTTGGACTGGTCAAGATTTAATAATAAACGAATACGTTTACAATTCATTTGTTTGGGTTGTACTTGGTTGCTTCGGTATATCAGGCGTAGAGAAGTTTGCTAAAAAATAAAGTTATGGCTTTTAAAATGAAATCACCTTTTAAAAAGAAAGGTACTAAAGATGCTTGTTATCACAAGGTAAAATCAAGAGTTAAAGTTTGGCCTTCAGCTTATGCTTCAGGTCAGCTTGTACAATGTAGAAAGAAAGGTGCTTCTAACTGGGGTACTAGCAAAAAGAAGTAGTATGGCGTTTAAAATGAACTCACCATTTAAGAAAAAGATGGGTGACTTTAAACACTCTGATGCACCAGATGCTAAGGGTAAGTTTAAAGAACTATCAGCTCCTTCTTTAGCTAGCTGGATGATTAAGTCTCGCAAAGGTAATCTATCTAAGATTATCAGTAGTCTAAATCAGCAAGTTGTTTTTAGAAGAGGTAAAGATCCTAAGTACGCTGCTAAGATGCGCAAGACTATGGATATAGTTAGAAAAAGATTAGGCAAAAAATGAAAGCTTACAGAGGTGTTTTAAAAGCTAGAATATCTAAGCTATATGGAGGTGATGTGACTGTAGAGAAAGCTAGAAAATTAAAGTCTAGAAAAGATGCTACAGCTAGAGATAAGCAGTTAGCTAATTGGTTTATTAACATGCAGACTAACAGACCTTCACCTGCTAAGAAACGTAAAGATCCTTTAGTTGGTACTGGTAAAAAACCTAAAGGTAGTGGCAGGAGATTATATACAGATGAAAACCCTAAAGATACTGTATCTATAAAGTTTGCTACAGTATCTGATGCTAGAAAAACAATAGCTAAAGTAAAAAGAATAAACAAACCATACGCTAGAAAAATACAGATACTAACAGTATTAGAGCAGAGAGCTAGAGTTATGGGTAAAATGGAACAATCAAGATTAGCTAAACAAGCTAAAGCGCAATTAAAAAAACAAAATGAGTTACGTACAAAAAAATAATCCTATAAAAAAGATTAAAGGTGGAGGCACAAAGAAAGTTTGTTTGCCTGCAGCTAAAGTTCGTAGCATGAGTGCTAGTGAAAGATCTAAAGTTACTAGTGCTAAACGTAAGGCTGCGGCAAGCGGTGGTTACAGAAGGTCTAGTAAGTCAAATGTAAAAGGCGCTAGAAAGAAAGGTGCTACTCTTAGAGACTGGTTTAAAAAAGAAAACTGGGTACAAGTAGGTAACCCAAAGAAAAAATGTGGTGAGAACTAATGGCATATAAACAGAAAAATAATCCGTACAAAGTTACTAGCTGTGGTAGACGTAGAACGTTTATGCAAGGTAATAACTTGCCTAAAGAAAGAACTGAAGGCCATCCGTTTAAAAAGCTAAGAAAAACTACTAGAGGAAAAGGTCGACACTTTCTTCATGCTAAAGAAGGTGCTGGTATGACTGAAGCTGGTAGAAGAGCTTATAAAAAAGAAAACCCAGGTAGTACACTATCTGCACCTGTGACAGGTAAAGTTAAAGCAGGTAGTAAAGCTGCTAAACGTAGAAAAAGCTTTTGTGCTAGATCTAGAAGTTGGACTAGCGAAAGAGGAAAAGCTGCAAGAAGAAGATGGAAATGTTAAATTAAATATATATGAAGAGAATACTTTTACTATTAATTATTTTATCTAGTAGCTTAAACGCTCAAGATACTTTGTACGATTGTTTAGGCACAGATGTTACTGCTGTGTCAGGTTGGATAGGTGATGGCTGGTGTGACGATGGTGCTTACACTTATAACGGTACACCTGTTTATTTTAACTGTGAAGAGTTTAATTACGATGAAGGTGATTGTCCTATACCTATATTAGATACTATATTAGGTTGTATGGATTTTTTAGCTTTAAACTTCGTACCTGAAGCTACAATTGATGACGGTAGTTGTGATTACCCTGTGTTTGGTTGTGCAGATCCTGAAGCACCAAACTATAATCCTTGGGCAGAAGTTGATGATGGCAGCTGTGTTGGAGTAAGTTGCTCTGACGGAGAGGCCAAAATTATTTTACAGCTAACACTTGATCAGTTTCCAAGTGAGACAGGTTGGATTATAACAGACTTGTCCAACGGCCAACCAGTTGATAATGTAGTAGCTGGAGAATACTCATATGAAGAAGCTAACCAAACTATAGTATACGATATATGTATACCGGAGACTGGAGTTGAAATAATACTTAGCGATACATACGGTGATGGTGTTGCTGGATCTTTGTACAATGGTGGTACTGATGGTAACATAGTTGTACTAGGTGATGCAGAGCCTTGTGGTAGTTTAGATACTTTATGGGCTTTGCCTGAAGCTAACTTTGGTAACGCTGCTTACTCAGGTCCTATATGGTTAAGTCAATGTGATATACCAGTGGTTGAAGGCTGTACGAACAACACTTACATAGAGTTTAATCCCCAAGCAAATCTTGATGATGGTAGCTGTGAAACACTACACATGCTTGGTTGTATAAATCCTAACGCTTT